GTTAGCCGACTATCCAGAGATTTTCCCAAAGCCAGGGCACAAGGGATTCCTGGCCTTCGCCAAGACGTTGATTCTGGATAACGACCAGCCATTCGTCCTTGAGCCGTTCCAGCGGTTGATCGTTCAGAAGCACTTCGGAAAACAGCCCGAAACGCTCGTTCTACTGCCCGCCGGCAATGGAAAATCGACCCTTTTGGCGGCTTTGGGGCTTCATCACATGCTGACTACCAGGGTGGCCGAGTGCATTGTGGCCGCCGCGTCGGCCGACCAGGCCGCAATCATCTTCGACCAGATGGCCGGCTTCGTAGAACGGTCCGGGCTCAAGCTGGATGTGAAGCGGGGAATCCGGGCCATCTACCACGAAGGCGATGGGCCGAATCGCAAGCCCCTGGGCCGGATCCGGGTCATCGCGGCGGATGAACAACGGGCCTCGGGGGTCATCCCGTCGCTGGTCTTGGTGGATGAGCTCCAGGCCCATCCCAACGGCCACCTCTATAACGTCCTTCAGCAGCGCCTCAACAAGCGCCACGCCAGGATGCTGACCATCTCCAATGCTGGCTGGGAGCAGCAGTCATTCCTCCACGACATCCGCAAGCGCGCCCACGCTCATGAGTCGTTCACCCGCGTAGGGATGCTGAACCAGGCCCAGGTGGGCTCCATGGAGTTCCTCGAGTGGTGCCTTGGTGAGGGCGATAGCCCCCACGACCTGCGGGCGGTAAGGCGGGCCAATCCCCTGCGGGCGGTGAAGGTCGAAGACTTGAAACAGCGCTACGAATCACCGGGGTTGATGTGGCCCGAGTGGCTTCGGGCAACGTGCGGCATCTGGACTATCTCCAAAACCCAATGGATTGCCGAGGAGCTATGGGATGCCCGCAAGGCCGATCTTGGCAACATCCAGGACGGTGATGAGGTCTACGTGGCCATCCGGGCGGGGGCTGGCATCGGAATCGGGATTGTGTCCCCTCGAGACGAGGGGCGGGTGGCGGTGGACATCGAGGTTATCCCCCCACCCCCAAGCGGCCGAGTGGCATTGCGAGATGCGGAGCACACCCTGCGCCGAATCTGCGAGCGGTACAAGGTGAAGGAGATCGCCTACGACTATGACCAATTCGGCCGCTCTGCCGAGCTGCTTGAGGAAGCGGGGCTACCGATGGAGCAGATCCCGCAGAGCCCCAAGATGCTGGCCATTGCCACAACCACGCTCTGGCGGCTGATCTCCGGCGGGCTACTCCAACATGACGGCAACGACCAACTGCGCTCCCAGGTGCTGGCCGGTGAGGCGAAGGACTCGACCTCGGGCTGGAGGCTCGTTCCCACTGCCGAGACTGCCGGCCTGATTGCTCTGGCAATGGCCGTCAACCAGGCGACACAAAAGCCGGCCCCAACCAAGTTCTGGGTGGTGCTCTGATGCCCGTTAGGTTCAATTTCCGCCAGGGATTGCACATCACGAAGCCCGAGAAGCGCGACTGGCTCTCGGATAGTTTCAAACTGCCCACCAGGACGCCCTACTACACCGGCTCAGGCGTATGGGTGGACTTGCCCTCGGCTCTTGGCCTGGCCACCGCCGGTGCCTGTATCAAACTGGTATCCGAGGTTGTCGGCATGATGCCGCTGAAGGTCTACTCGGGAGATCCACCCAATGTTGACGAATCGCGGGATTCTTGGCAGTGGTACCGCCTAAAAGAGAAGCCGAATGAGGAACAATCGGCCTTCGATTTCTGGCAAGACGCCGCTATGTCGGTGGAAACCACCGGCAACGCTTTTATTTGGAAGGCCATTGCTCGCCGACCGGTACAAGATGAGGGAGATATTCAGCTCTTCTTGCTTGATCCGGTAAACGTGTTCCTCAAGCGCGACCCGGACACCGGCCGCAAGTATTACGAGGTTCGGCGGGGAAACGGCAGGACGGAGCGGGTTCCAGCTTCTCAAATCCTCCAGATTCGGGGTTGGACGACCAGTGCTGGTGCCGATATGGGCGTTTCGCTCATCACGCTTCACCGGGAAACCCTCGGTGCCGCTATCGCGGCTCGAGACTTCCAGACTTCGTTCTACCGCTCCGGTGGGAGCATCCCCGGTGTCATCAGTGTGCCCGGTACGCCCGATCAAGTCTCCTTGGACCGCCTATCGCTTGAGTTCGAGCAGCGACATGGTGGAACGGCGAACGCCAACAAGCCCCTGGTGCTCATTGAAGATGCGAAGTGGCAATCGACCGGAATCACCCTTAGGGACGCCGAATATGTCCTTCAGCAGCAGTTCAACGATGAGCAAATCTGCCGTATGTGCCGTGTGAACCCCCGCATGGTGGGGGTCAGCCTGGCTTCTCAGCAGTCTGAAGACCAGGATCGCGACCACTTCTTGCAGGTGGACATGGCACCGCGCCTCCGTCGTATTGAGATGGCGCTAAAGCGTGACCCCGACCTGTTCCCCTTCGGCGGCGACCTTTTCCCCGAGTTCCTTACCGCCGCAGTGTTGAAACCCTCGCTCACGGCCCGTTATGCGGCGTACAAGGACGCCATTCAGGGCGGCTGGATCACTGCAAACGAGGTTCGGGAGAAGGAAAACATGCCCGCCGTTGACTGGGGGGACACGATTCAGCAGACGCCCGTGGGCGGTGCGCCAAATCCACCGGTCGTGACTACACCGGGAGAGTGATAACGAATGAGTGATCGTGACCAAGACTGCGTGGATTGTCCAGAGCACCTAGAGACTCGCGCTGTTGATAATTCGGCGTGGGATGGCGCTGCGGCGATGTCCAAATGTGCCAATTCGGACACCCCGGCATCTTGCTACAACGCTATCTGCGCCGGCAAGAAGTCGGGCGACCCCAATCTCCAATCCAGTCACGCACTCCCACATCACAAGGCTCCTGGCGACCCGCCTAACGCTGCCGGTGTCCGCAACGCCCTAGCCCGCCTTCCGTCGACACAAGGTCTGACTAACGCCGGGGCGGCGCGTAGTCACCTGGAGGCACATATGAGTTCGATTCAGAGCCAAAACAACAGCCTTATTCACCGTGAGGACGGCCTGCTCGAGGTCCGGGTACGTGTTGGGGAATGGGAACTCCGACACACCGGACGCCAAACTGAAGCATTCACCATTCGGGGCTATGCGGCTGTTTATAACCAGCTTTCACTCGACCTCGGCGGATTCCGTGAGCAGATTGCCGATGGAGCCTTTGACGAAATTCTCGCCTCTGACCCAGACGTGCATTTCCTGTGGGATCACGATACGAAATATGTCGCAGCCCGCACCAAGAATGACACGCTGAAGCTCTGGAGCGACAACACGGGCCTCGGAATGGAGGCACAGGTCGGCAATTACAGCTGGGCCAAGGATCTTCGCATCGCGCTTGAGCGCGGCGATATCGACCAAGGAAGCTTCGCCTTTGCCGTTGCAGACGGTGGAGACGATTGGGAAGTGCAGGAGGATGAAACTGTCCTGCGAACCATTAGAAGTGTGGGTGGCCTCTACGACGTGACTGTTACCGCGCAGGGAGCGTACCCCCAGACAAGCATGGCCGCTGTACGCAGTCTCATGAAGGCTCATGGGATGGTCGATGGCGTATTGGCCAAAGAAACGGACCCCGTCGCCGGTGAAGGCGGGGACTCGTCGCAACCGGGCGAGGTTGAGGAACCACAGTTTGACCAAGATTTCGAGATGTGGCGCGAGGCTATGCGAAAGAGGGCCAAAGCCCAGCGAGAAATCTTTGACAAACTGAAAGAAAAAATGGAGAAGCTCCAATGAGTATCAAGACACTCGAAGAGCTTCAGACCGACCTTGCCGACGCCCAGATGGAGTTTGACCGGACCAACGCGGCGTTGCAGTCTCTTCGTCCCGACTCGGATGAGACTACCCGAAAGGACCTAGAGGGCAAGTTCTCTACGCACGAAGCTGAAGTCCGCAAGCTGGCATCGGATATCGACCGCCTGAAGCGGATGGATGATGCACTGAAGGCTGTTCCCCGCACCGAAGGGGTTGTGGTCGGCAAAGAACCCCGCACATACGAAAAGGGCGCTAGGGAGAACAACGGAGAGTTCCGTAGTTTCTTCCGCGACCTTTTCCGTTCTGAGCAGGGCGATATCTCTGCCCAGACTCGGCTGGCAAGGCACGCCCGGGAGATTGCGGTGGAGCGACGCGACATTACGGTCGCTTCGGGTGGTACTGGT